CGCAGGTTGCGCTGCGTGAAGTTTCCATCGTTGAAAACGGCGCTTATCCGCAGACAAGTGCCGAAGCAAGACACCTTTCCTCGGGCCTTGCCCGTCTTCGTCTGCGTCTAAGGATGCCGCTATGAAATTGTCCGAAATGTTTGAAACCCGTAAGGCGCTTGTTGCAGAGCGCGATTCCATTCTCGCACAAGATTCCATGACCGTCGAGGTTGAAGCTCGCGGCCACGAAGTCGCTAACGAACTTGGCAAGCTCGATGCAGAGATCCGCGCCGCGCAAGTGCGCGAGCGTTTCGCTTCATCGTCTGCGATTGAGAACCTCGGCAAGAAAACCGAAGAACGCTCGATGGACATTCGCGCTTCCAAGAAGTACGAAGAGCAGTTCGTTAACTACCTCCGCACCGGCCAGATGCCCGAGCATCGCGAACTGATCTCGACCGCGTCAAGTTCGATCCTGATTCCTAAGGTCTACCAGGACGCTGTTCTCAAGTACCTCGATGCAAACAGCATCATGCGTAACATCGCAGACCTCCGCACTGGCGTTCAGGGTTACCAAACCTTGCGCTTCAGCACGCTGAAGACTGCGGACTACACCTCTGCATGGACTGAAGCCGACACGGGCACGGTTGCAACAACTGCTGCTGACCCGCTGTTCAAGGAAGTGCCGCTTGTACCGATTCCATGCTTGCCGAAGACCGAAGTGAGTCAGCAACTGATTCTGCAATCGGACGCCGGATTTAACGTGGAAATGGAAGTCACCGAGCATCTCCAGCGGCAGCTGCTCAAGAATTTGGAGTGGGGCTACGTGGCTGGTTCCGGAACCAATGCACCGACGGGCATCTTTACCGTCAAAGCATCGACCGGCGTCACCACCGATATCAACATCACCACAGCGACAAGCACCGGCACAACTCGCGCCCTTGCAATCACTGCCGGTGCAACCGTTGCGAAGTTGTCTGAAATGCGCTACACGAAGTTGCCAGCAGCGTATTGGGGATCCGCTTCGTGGATCCTGCCGCAAGACACGTACGCAGCAATCGCCGGTCTGCTCGTGAACGGCGTTCCAATCTTTGTTCCAAGTGCCGACGCCGCGCTTGTTGGTGCTGCTCCGTTCACGCTGATGGGTCTCCCGGTGTACATCACCGAGTACCTCCCAGCGCACGTTTCAACCGCCAGCACTGGCAAGAACTGCATCGCAGTCTTGGGCAACATCTCCGAAGCATTCGCAATCCGCGAATGGGGCCCGGGAATGTCCATTACCCGAGACGAGTTCTCCCTGTCCGGCACTGCGCGTATCCGTTACCAGGGCATGCAGTTTGCCAACTCTAACTTCACCCGCGTCAATGCGCTGGTGCAGTTGCAAGTCACCAACGCCTGATTCTGATCCTCTCATCCTTTGGGTGGGTGGGGCTTCGGCTCCACCCCCCCTCAGCGAGGAACAATGGCTCTAGACCTAGCAAAGTTCCGCAACTGGGCCCGCATTCCTCACACGGAGGACGACCCGGCTATTGGCATTGCTTGGTCTGCCGCCGTACGCGAACTTGAAGAGCGCACCGGGTGGTGCGTGGAGAGTGTCACCAGGACGCAGTGGGTGCCCTCAGCGCCCTTGACGAATTACGGCGGTCTGTACCTCCGTTTGGAGCGCCAAGGCGACCTGGCGGGCACTACGGTCACCTACAGCGACAGCGCTACGACGCCGCTGACCGGGAACCTCAACAGCGCCAAGATCCAAATCAACGGTTTGATCTACGTGGACATGGAGATTGCCAATGTCAACCTGACCTACCCGGTCACCCTGACTGTGACGGCCGGCAACGCAGCGCTGAACCCGCTGCTCGAAATGGCGCTCCTCCAGCGCGTCGCGCACCACGTTGCAAGCCGCGGGGATGACACGGTTGCCCTGGACTCGACCTACTGGGATCGGATCACCGGCATGATGGGCAAGGGGATTGGGTAATGGCCGGGCACGTTCCATCCGGGATGATGCGCCTCGTGATGACGGCGCAGAACCCAATAGCC